GGCGATCTTTTCCCCGTGGTCCGGGTGCTTCAGGTAGATAAGTGCCATGTGTATGCAGCGGGGCCGAAGCCCCGCTGTCCGTTAGTTGCCAGCCATTACGACCCAGTTCGTGCCGTCTTCGCAAACCAAGATCGCCCAGGCACCCGCCGTCGCCGCCAAAATAGCCGTGCCAGCAGTGTTAGAAGTTCGCGGTTTGACGTTGGACGACGCCGAGATCAGGGTGTAAGTGCCCGACAGATTTTTGACAGACAGAACACGGCCAATCTGATCAGTGCCTGACGGCAGCGTCACAGTAACGTTTGCCGCAGAGCCGTTTGCAATGACAAAGTTTTCAGTTTCACCTAACGTGAAGCTAGCAGTCTTAGTCACAGGCGCGTTCAGACCCAGTTGCGTGCCGCTCAGTTTGCCGGTCACCACCACGCTTGCGCCGGTAATGGCTCCGGTAACGGTAACGCTTTCAAACTCGGGATCGCTGTAAGCGACACCGACAGCCTTGGTATTCGGCATGATCGATCCTTTCAATTAAGGGGGCCGAAGCCCCCTCGGTGCTTAGGCAATACGAAAGATCGTGTACGCTGCGACACCCGTTTTGCGGAAACGAAAAATACCGGACGTATTGTTCGTCTTGGTCAGCGCGTCTTGAATGACGTCGTTGCCAACAAGGGTGTTGCCCGTGCCTGCTGAAAACGTCACGTCGTTTCCTGCGTCGTCACCAATGTTGATGAACGCGCAGTCAAACGTCGAGCCGATCTTCAAGCTGGGATACGCCGCGTCCAGCAGCGCGCCAGTCGGGAACACATAAGTGCCCGCACTGGTGCTGCCAGGGTCCATCGTACACACGCCGTTAGCCAGATCGGCTGCGGTGATAGTGACAGACGCACCGGTCAAAGCAACCGGAGTGCCTGTGTTGCCAAAAATAATTTCGTCAAGATTACCGTCGCCGACTTGGTAACCACCAGCGCCATTAGGGAGAGACATGATTCAATCCTTTCAAAATTTGGTGAAAGGGGCCGAAGCCCCTTTGTTTAGCCCCACATCCGCACAGCCATCTGCGGACGGATAACTCCGAAGCCGTACAGCACGTCAATCCGGCAAGGCATACGGTCGTTGTTGATATCGTACTGACGCACGATACGCATCGAGATGCCGTTGTGGACCTGCCTGCTTGCCATGTCAACACCTTGCGGCATGACGAGGTCGGCGGTGGCAAACGTGATGGCGTCCTTGTGGTAGATCAGGTTCTGCGGGTACTGGGTGCTGGCGCTGCCCAAGAAGGTTACTACGGCAGAGGCTTGCGGGAACGAATCCACAGTTGCCAGAGCTTGCGAGGCAGTGAAGATCGCCGGGCTTACGCTGACGGTGTACGCGCCACCGGTCGCCGTTGCGTCAGCGGTCGCCACAAACTGCTGGAGCGAGCCGGTCGACTCACGGGTCTGCGGGTTGACCGCGAACACGCTGGCGATGGTGAACACATCACCCTTCTTGATGATCTGCGTGCCCGTGCCGGTGATCGCGATGGTGGTCGCGCCTTGGGTCGACACGGTCGTGGTGACAGTGTGCGCGCCCGTGCGGGTGCCGGTCGTGTGCTGCTTGATCGACTGGCTCATGTTGAGTTCTTCGTACCCAAGAATGCCTTCGCCCATCAGGCCAGACTTGAACTGCTTGCTGATGGTCGACACGGGATTGAAGAGACCCTTCATGCCTTCGACCAACGCGGCGTTGGCGGCCGGGTTGACGGTGGCATAACGGGGCGACATGACCGCTGCCGCTTCGTTCAGCTTCTGTTGCGCCTGCAACAGCACAAGACTGGTGCCGGGAGTCGTGCCAGGCGTGCCGACCGACTGGAAGATGCTCTGAAAGGAATTCGCCACGTCTGCATCAATGCTGGCGGCCAACTGGCTGATACGAGGCTTAAGAACCCTCTCAGCGAAGTCGTCCAACTGCATGGTCAGTTCAGCAGTGGTGAAGTTGATGCCGATGTGCTTCTGGCTCGACACGGTGAGCGAGGTGTTTTGCTCAACGTCGTCTTGCACTTGCAGCGCAGCACCATCGGTCACCAGCGCGCGATCCGGAAGACGGATACGCAGGGTAGAACCGATTTTGGCGCCGGACTTGGCAAAGCTGTCGTCGTACTGACGGTTAACGGTACGGGTGATCACAAGGTTGTTCTCAAGAATTTCGAGACTCTTCCTCGTGATCATGTCAATCGTAAGAAGTGAATTACTCACAGTAGATCCTTTCGTTACGCATTCATGCGTGATTGCATTTTCCTGATCTGACGCTGCCGTTCAGCTTCAATCCAGTCACCCGTCGACATCTCTCTGATTGACCGAGGATCGGTCGTATCAAATTTCGGTGCTGAAGAGCGGTTTGAAGCAACAGGCGCGATAGGATCAGGCGCTTTGGTTTGTTTACGAACAACGGGAGGGTTGTCAGCCAGTTTGGCTTCCAGTTTCCCGATCTCTTTGGCCTGCAACAGCGGCGGCAGTTGGGCGATACGGTTGGCTTCTTTCGGATTGGACCCGAGGTGATACGCGATGTCGGGGCCAATGTCAGATGCCTGAATCGTCTGCGCCATCAGAGTGGTGATTCGCAGGTTCGGGTTGTAAACGACGGACTCGAAGTCCTCGTACTTGTCCCGAGCTGTTTCCTCACGCTCTGCGTAGCCCTCCAGCAGTTCAGACTGTTGGCGCTCCATGTCCCGTCGCTGGATCATCTCTTGAGCTTTCTTCTCGGCCAGCGCTTGCGCGTAGGCGTCGACGGACTCAAACTGATCAGCAGGCGGAAGCTCTTGGGGCGCTGCCGGTATCTGCGGCTGCTGGCGCGCTTGGCGCTCCCATTTCCGTTGCTCTTTTGCAAGCCTCTTGCGAAGAATGTCGTCCAACTCATCTTGAGTGAACGTCTTGGCCGGCGCTTCTTGTTCGGCAGCCTCTTGCGTAGGTGGCTGCTCTGGCAATTGCTCCGAGGCCGTCTCGGGGGCTGCCGTCGCGGGATCAAACTCCGCTGGTTGAGTATTATCAGTCATTTTTCACTCTATCGAGTGCCTGGTGTGCCGCGCCAGTACGGGGCTATTGTACGTCAAACAGCCAAAGACGCAACCTTATCTTGAAACGCTTTGATTCGCGCGTCAAGTGCTGCACGGTCAGCGGCAAGTTTGGCATCCAATACATTCAGACGCGTCTGCTTGTCGGCAAGTTCTTTTTCCAGAATAGCAGTGTTGGTTTCTCGCCGCGTAATGTCTGCAACTCGAACCGTGTAGCTGTCGTCAAACGCTTTTTCACGGGCGTTAAGCTCTTTAAGCGTGTTGTCCAACTTGGACTGAGCGGCTTTAATTTTCGCCATTGCCGAGTCGTACTCAGTTTTGGCTTTGGCAGTCAGATCCGCATACTGCGCTTTTGCGTCGGCCAAAATGGCAGCCGCCTCAGTACGAAGCTTGTTGGCGTCGTCGACCGCAGTCATGGCACCTTGTCGCCTTGCCAGTTCGTCGCGCAACTGCGCCATTGCCGCCAAGTTTTTTGGTAGCTGGTTGGTGAAGTAGTCGACATAGTCGATTTGCGGGCTATCGTTGAATACGTTCATGGCAACCTCAAGCGTAATAGCTGACGTTAAGTTTAGCGGTGCCGCCGTACTCAATAAAGCGAATCTTGGTCAGATCGCCATCGTACTGAAGCGTGACACCCGCCGCAAGAGGCATTCCTACAGTGCTGCTCGGGTCAGTGTCGTCATCGCGCCAGCGCACAGACGCGCCTTCTGGCACGATGATGGCGATTGCAGGCTTGCAAGACAGACCGTTCAAATCTACAGACGGCACGGTCAAAGACGCGGCAGCCGTCAAGCTTGTGATCTGCTGATAGCCCAACCGTGTGGTGATTGCTTTTAAGTTCATTGACATTCAAAATCTCCAGCGTTCTGTGAACGTGCGAAGTTTAATGTAATAGTTGGCGTATGTGGGCAACGGCACTGGAGGCACCGGGCCAAAATCCGGCAGCGCACAAAACGGCAACTCCGAAAAGGATCCGAATCCAAACATCAGACCAACACTCCTTGCAGCAAAGCAACCAGCGCAGCCTTCTGCTCATCGGTCAGCGCAGCCAGCGGATCGACCGGGGCAATCTCAGGCTCTGGCGCAGGCTGAAGCACCCACACCTGCCGCCAGACTTCATGCTCGTCCTGCTGCGGTTCTTGCTCGACAGCAATCATGCCGGATTGCCTTGGCATCTCTGTCGGCAACACCAGCGGTATTCCCTCTGCTTGAAGCAGTTCGACATTCGCGTTTGCGGGAACGCTACCATCGGGATTGAGGAGGAATTGCTTTGGCATTTTGTCCTCGTCAGAAGAAGGTCACAACACGGACATAACCGTTGCCACCATTGCCGCCAGCACCGGAGTTGACTGTGTACCCTGCGCCACCGCCACCACCACCACCTGCCGGGTAGCCACCTGCGCCGCCGTTGCCAGCAGTAGTTCCGCTGCTTGCGCCACCGCCACCACCAGAACCACCAACAAAGTAGGAAGAGGCTGCTGCTCCAGGACCACCGTTTGGTGCGCCACTTGTGTTTCCAGCAGTTCCACCTCCAGTAGTTGAAGTTGTTGAAGTGTCAAACAAAGAGCCTCCTAACCCACCAGTTCCTCCAGACCTTTCTGTTGTGCTGCTTGCTGTAAACCCTCCGCCGCCTGCTCCACCTCCTGATTTATACCCACCGCGACTACCGTTTGAGCCAATGATCGTAGAACCGCTACCACCATCCGATGTATATAAAGAACTGCTCGATGTTGTTTCGGCAAGACCGCCGCCGGAACTCGCACCAGATCCAGTTGATGTGGAACCACCAGAACCAGAAGAACCGGCTCTTGCTAACGCAAAAGACCCAAAGCTGGAGTTGGTTTGCCCACTACCAGCAATCCCGTTTGTGTCATTTGTAGTATTAGCAGCGCCGCCAGTACCACCCGCACCAACAGTTACTGTTACAGTAGACCCAAGTGCAGATGCGGGTATCCACAGTTCTGTCCTGCCTCCCGCTCCACCTGCGCCGCCACCAGCAGCAGCAGTAGCAAGACCACTGCTAGACCGTTTTCTACCAGACCCGCCACCCCCGCCGCCACCGTACAGCAGCACATAGACCATCTTCGCCCCAGCAGGCTTGGTCCATGTCGATGTGCCAGAACTCGTGAACTCTTGGATGTCTGCGCTCGATATACCACCACCACCAGCAGCCCACTTAACTCCTGTTGCCTCGGCACTATCAGCAGTCAGAACATAAGTATTAGTCCCAACGGGAAGACGCACATTGCTCGTGCCATCGTTGACAAGCAGATCGCCCTTTGTCGTCAGCGGAGCGATCTGATTAGCCTGCGACAACACCTTGACCGTCCCGCCGCTGTCCAAGAAGTACAGTTTCCCGTCAGCGGTGTTGACCACCAACTCACCAGCAGACAGGCTAAGAGCAGTCGGAACCGATCCGGGTGTGCTGCTGTTTCTAAGCTGAATCGTGGTGGTGTTGCCAACCAGACTTGCTGATGTCGCAGGAACAATTTCGGAATTGTTGTCCACCAACACGGCTCGTTCTGCCGGATAGGTCAGGAATACATCTTTGCTACCTACACCCCAATTGACTGCTGATCCGCCGTTGCTACTCTCAAGGATAGTGTCTCGACTAAGCAACGTACCAGATGACGTATAAGTTCCGACACCAACTTCCCAGTTCGTACCGTCAGTGACCGTGTAATAGGTGGAGTTTCCGTTACCTACAACGGAAAACGATTGATACCCAACCTGCGCCCCGCCAAGCGTGTAGGTGCCTGTACTGGTAGTGGTCGTGGTTTCTTTTACACGGTCTTTTAAGACAAGTGCCATGCTTTACGCCAAGAATTTAAGTTTGTAGAGCGTGGAGTAGTACAGCGCCAATATTTCATCGATGATGTTCTGCAACGGCGTGCATTCCTTGTCGACGACCTTGTACCGGGTGTTTTCGATCTCTTTGACCTGATCTTCCAAAAACTCGACCACGTTGTTGGTCTTCTTGGCCGACTGCAACGCAATCGGCCCGATCAGGC